GTTTGAAGTGCAGAAGCAACATCAGATGAACAGATAATCATATTACCTTTCCCTCTACGAGTTCTTTGTGCAATAGCATTTGCCTCTCTTTCTACTTGGAACATAAGACCTTTGAATCTTTCAACACTCCAACGACCGTTAGAATCTGTATCAAGGTCAAATATGCCTTCAGTAGTTGTATTAACTGTACCTGTGTTTGCAGAAGCACCTTTTTCAGCGTTAGTATAGATAGTTCTAACTACTTCACGGTTAATCTCAGCAAGAATTTCACTTGATAAAATATTAGCAAGTTCTGTTTCAGCGTCAAGTCCATGAATTGCTTTAAGGTCTTGTGCAAGTTCCATTGTGTATTCAGCTTTTAACGCTCTTGATTTAGCAGTTACAGTTGATTTCTCAATACTGAACGCCATTTCAGCAAACGCATTACCTGAATCTTCACCTAATGATTCAGCAGCCGCTGTACTCATTGCAGTACCAGTTGTAAAGGTACCAGCAGGTGAATCGTTTAACAATGCAGGGTTTGTTCCACTATGAGCTGTTTCTGAGAAACCATCAACAGCAGAACCAGTCGCATTACGACCAGAAAAGTCTGTATCAGCTTCATCAAATAAAGCCTCTGTGCCACTCATTGTTGTGAATCTAGAACGCATAGCAAAGATAAGTCCTGTAGGACCTGTCATTGGTTGTACGCCACAGATATCATAAGCAATAAGATTTGGCATAGCTCTTCTATAGCTCTTCTGACTAGAGAAATTAGGATAGGATCCCAATTACTTACACCAGAGTTACTAACAGCGTTAGTTGGTGTTTCAGCAAGAAAAGCTTGGTCTTCTTTTAGAGCACGCTCTTGGTTCTCTAATATGACCGAAGTTACGGCACGCTTATAACTATCCTTTACTTCAGGAAGTTCTGGATGGTCTAAGACTGGCTGCCATTTCTTTTCATAAGTTTCCGATAAGTACATATCTTCTTCTCTCCTCTCTTTAGTTACTTAGATATTTTAATATCTTTTGTTTTACTAATTGCGTTGGTGTATGCAGCCATAGCATCCGATAAATCAGCATTTGATTCATCGCCCTCCGCAACATCATCTATATCTGCCGAAGCAGACTTCTCAGCTTTTTGCTCAAAGTAGGACTCTTTAATAGTCTTAACTTTTTGTGCAAAATCTTCTTCAGAAGAATACTCAACGCCTTCTACGAGACTGTCGAATTTTTCCTTAGCAGTATCTGCCAAGTCTTTTGAATGTTCATCAATGATTTCTTGTCTTTTGTAAGAACCATTAACTTTATTCATTTCAACATTCTTCTCAATTTCTTCGTTAAGTTTTTTCTCTAAGTCATCAATCTTAGAAGCTTGGTCTTCAAGAACATCATATTTCTCATCTGGCACATCAATGTAATGGTCTTCAAATAATTTTTTAAGACCACTAATGAAGTCCTCAGCGATTTCGCCCTTGATACCTCTTTCTAGTGCTAACTTATTTTCTTTCATCCATTCTTCAACCACATAGTTCAAGTATGAATCAACCTTTTCAGTTAGTTCAGATTTAGATTTTGAGATTTCTTCTTCAAATTTAGTATCATATTCAGACTGTAATCTTTCTTTTTCAGCATTTACTTTCTTCTTCAAATTTAGTATCATATTCAGACTGTAGTCTCTCTTGTTCTGCTTTAACTTTAGAGTTAATTGCAGCTTCAAAGATTGTAGCAGCCTTTTGTTTAAATTCTTCAGATAGGTCAGCGTCTCCTACTAAAGCGTCAATGTCATCTTTAACATCTATTTCTGAATCAGTTTCTTCACAATGTCCAGCTTTTACAGATTTTTTATATCCTGCCTTCATGTGTTTGCCTGCTTTCATATGCATGCCTTCTTTTTCCACTTCTTCTTCTTCGACATCTTTTTTAACATCTTTTTCTTTAGATTCGACAACCTCATCTTCAGAATCAGTTTCTTCGTGATATCCTGCTTTCAAGTGTGAAGGTTCCCCTGCCACTTGAGCGCTTTTAGATACAGCGTCTGAAACTTTATTGACTTTCTTCGTACCGTCTGGATTACTGTCTGTAGGTTTAACTACAGGTGCGCCTAAATCTTCAGCGTCATTTGAAAGATGACTTGGTTCAGCTGCAACAGCATTCTTTTTAGGAGCGTCAGCGTTTGGATTTGCTGAAGCTTCTTCGATAGATTCAGTCTTTTTTTCTGATTCTGCCATTGAAAATCTCCTCTTTATTAATTTTATAGTACTATAAACTCCAAACTTTTTTGAGTTCAGTTAATATTTATAATATTATAGTTTTCTAATAAACGAATCAAAGATTT